AAGAGTGCGACCAAAACTGCGACCGCAAATCAACAAAGCTAGTTATACCAATGGTTTTCAAGTTTGCAATAAGCCCTCCGGAGCCGTGTGCGGTGGTTCGATTCCACTCGGGCGTACCAGCAAAAAAGTACCGTCAAAGCCTAGTTTTCAAGGTCTTTGACGGTTTTTATTTTTTGTGAATCATATTCTTGATAGTGCCGTAAGAAGTCGTGAAATGGCATTAAAAAACACTAAAGTGCGACCAAAACTGCGACCACTTTTGACATATTAATGATGATGCTTCCCAGCTCTCCACAGATAAAAAACTTTACCTGCTCCAGCATCAGGATCGTTGATGTATGCCTTGGCAAATTTTACATATTGTGCAACATCTTCTCCCCAGAGATTCGAATAATCGCTATGCAGCATATTCATTAAATAATACCAGTCGTACTTATTGGCATGTACACCGTTCTGATCCATAACACGGGTAGTTTCTTCTACTGTCCAATGTTCTCCGGTAGTACCGTCAACATTTTTCATTTCCGAAACGGCCTTTTTAGCAAGGTGTTCATCAAAGTGCGGACCATAAGCTATACAATGAATTTTCATCATTATAGCTTCGTAATCTTCCTCGTCGATGACTTTGATTTTTTCTAATGCACAGCAAACAATATCATCAACCTGTTCTTCTTTTAATTTGTCACCGTCAATATGCTCTGCATAATGATCGTACTTATGCATTATCTTCACCGTCCTTCTTTTTAGGTTTTTCCGAAAGATTTTCAAGCACTTTCTTTGCAACCTTTTTAGCTATTTCCTGACCTTCTCTACTTGAAAGAAATGCTATTGTAAAGCCAATCAATAAATTGCCCATTGCCAACGCCTCATTTCTTTAAAGTAACAGACGATGGAGTAACTGTAGGCGGTGTAATTTGTGGCCATACAAAAGCTGTGCAGCAAAGATTATTACTGCGAACCACTGCTAAAGGCGGTTCTGTCATCACACGAAAATTATAAATTTTTCTGCTGCGGATTTGATCTGCTCTTACTCCGTCACCGCAACGGTTAATCATTTGAATTACTGTACCGCCTGTACCATTTAAAATAACTACCGGCAGTGTATCAGCACCTGCAGGGATTGCCTGGGCAATTAACAAACAAATCTTTTCATTATTATTTATTGTCATCGCCGGAATTGTAATTTGCAATTCATTAGCAGCAACTGCCACCTCAGTACTGGCAACTAAATTAGGACATACTTTACATCCATTATTTCCACACATATTATCATCTCCTATAAAAAAATAGGGCGGATTTCTCCGCCCTGTATCACGTCTTACGACGGAGCCTTACTTTTAAACCCCTTTAAACCATGTTGCAACCGCCGTTCAGGCTATTAATGCCCAAACCATTGATAATGCCGGCATTCGGGCAAACTGCGCCAATACCAGTAACCTCAGGTTTCGGAAGCATACGGCAAGAGATAGAAGCCAGTTGAGCTTCTACAGCGTTGAATTTAGCATCACTGTATACGCGGTTTTCCAGAACGACATTTTTCGTACGTTCCTGAGCAAGTTGATCACGCAGGTTTTGATACTCATAAAAGTCAATCTTCGTACCGAGTGCAGAGAAGCCAGCCATAGTTTGCTCTTGGGTTTGACGAGCAGTATTCTCAATCAAATATTGAGTACGCGCGCTGTCGATGATTCCCTGTTTTTCTACCTGGCAATTAGATACAGCATTGCAACCATATGCAGGAGCAGCACCGTTATTGTTCCAACCACCACGATTGCCTAAAAAAGCAGCAAACAGGATAATCAAGAAGATAGCAATCCCCCAAGTGTTAAAACCGCCATAATATTTTTCGTCCATCTGCAAACAACTCCTTTCTTGATATTTTATTTATCACATCAGCGTTTAAGCTGTTGTAACCCTGCACGTAACCTTGATAAATTATCATTTGGCTGTTGCCCTTGATTAATATCAGGCTGAACAGTTCCGCCGGTTCCCTGTAAATCACCGACTATATTTTTTACTTTGTTAAGATCTACACCAGCAGCCTTAGCAATAAATCCAGCCATAGGATTATTTAAATATCCATTGACCTTAGTAACAATGTCTGAACTAACACCATTCTTAGCCAAAGCGTTTAGCGCATCACCCTTACTATTAACCTTGTTCGCTACATTCATCGCCGTCGCCCATGCTTCCGCAAGGCGGTTCGTGTCCTGCTGGTTTAGTCTCAGCATTTGTGCTACAGCTTGTGGATTGATCATTTTTAAGCACCTCGATTTCACGCTTCATATTCTGCATTTCTTTCAGCATATCTGCCATAAGTTCCGTTTGTTCCTGCATCTGCTGTTCTGGTGTTTTAGGTTGGGTAATTACTTTAAGTTCAACAAGCTTGTTATAATATTCATTACTGATTTTTTCTAACTCATCATACGCATTTTGAGTAACTCCAATCTTCTGCCTGTTCCCATAAAAATCAACCTGAATAATATTTGTTCCATCTACAATGCAAGTCATCGTTTGTGGATATGTAGTAAGTACAGAACTGCTTGTAATTCCTAAATTCATATTGCCACTCATAGTCTTGCCTCCGTTCATTTATCTTAACTATATTATCCGTTAAATCAGCTCTTATAATCCGTCAACATTCCCTCATAATTCCCTAATATGGGCATAAAAAATAAGGCAGCCACAACTATTATGTGACTGCCTTTAATGCTCTCTTAACTGAATTATACGCCTGCTGCAGATCTCTTTCGACCGTTTGCACTGACGTATCTATTTTCATTGCTATTTGATAGTTTTTAAGATCGTGAATAAATTTGAGTTCTATAATTTCTATTTGCCGCGGCGTTAGTTTGGCTTCTGAAATGATTGCTTCAAATTCCTTTCGTGTGGACTGCGAAAGCCAATCTCTTGCCTGCAAACGGCAAGTATCCATATAATCACCTGCTCGCTGCTATAGCTCCTACTAATACCCCTCCTGCAAATCCCCAAAAGGCCTTCTGTCTCTGCTTTAATTCACTTCTTGACTTTTCTTGTTTTATTTGAGAGCTCAACGTCTGCAAGGATTTGTTTTGCTCTGCTATTGTTTTTTTGGAGTTCGACAATGATTCCTGCGCAAGCATTAGCTCGCTCCTTATCTTCTGATAAGATAAACGCTGCTCTTCGATTAGCTTCTTCAGCTCGTTCGAGTTCATCTGCTGCAGTTCCAACGTGTTCGATAGCCCTATCAACAGATTTTCCTGTCTGTTTATTATCGTCTGCAATTCGTTGAACTGTTCCCTGGACATCATTATTGTTTCCGGAAGTTCCTCCGCAAAACAATTTAAAGAAAACGATAAGCACAGCAATAAGGGCAAAACTAATAATAAGATACTTGCTATACCTGATTTGTTTTTCTTCATTCACTTTCTGCCCTTCTTTCAAATTAAATTTTATTTTATTATCATTAAGATAGTTCTATTTTCAATATAATCAACCTGTGCGCCGTTTTCTATACTCCCACTTATATTTCCTAGTGTTTTAGAGATAAAACAACGCACAGGCTAATTCTGTGGCTGGGTTTTATCTTACAGATTGTAATAAGTAATGCACCCTACCAGAATCGCAAGAGCAATACCAGCCCAAATCAAAATACGCTGTTTTTCCATATTAGTCACCTCCTTCCAAATATTTATTCCTGATCGTCCCAAAGATATACACCGGTAGAATTACCATTGTCACGCATATCCACATGCACAAACTCCTGACCGTAATACTCCCCAACACCGTCAAAAATCTGTTTGCAAATATTCGCCAGTTCCCATACCCCCATACCATCAACATAGATATCCGCTGCAGTTCCCTGTACGTGCTGGCTATTTGATACACCACCTACAGCAGCATTATGCTCTGGACAACGATATGCATTAGTTACATATATAGGTTTACCCACAATAGTACGCAATCTTTCCAACCCATCAAGCAGAACTCCACTAATACCACCATCAGGAAGTTGTCCACAGTGGTGACAGCTCATTTCACTTTCACTAAAATGTTCACTCAGCATTTTTATCTCCTACTTTCTTTTCAAACTTATCAGGGACACCGTCCCCGTCTTTATCTACTAAACTCGTAGCTATGAAAGTCACAAATGCAACCATAGCCGGTCCTATAACCTCTCTTATCAGTGCTAGAAGATCAGACATAACAATCTTATCCAACCACAACCACATATACATCCACGCAGCGTAATAGGTCAGTACCAGCAAAACGACTGCAATAAAATAGCCTACAATGACAGCCATTATTTTTGGCGACATTGAGGCTACTTTATTTCTGGCACTCACTATTAAGTTTTTTATTTTCTCAAACATAAATATCACTTATCCCTTTGATCACTTACTTTATAACTACACCATAAACAGCTACCGCTAATGTCGCCAACCAAGCCAGTAAACTTACGTTTCCACGGATGCAGCCGCTTTGACATTCTAAGTTTGTTATACGCTCCTCGTGATCGGCAATTGTTTTTTCTTGCTGATCACATTGTCTATTTTTCGCCTCACCCAAGACAACGAGCCTAGTTATCTCCTGACCCATTTGATCTAACCGTTCAAAAATTCTTCTAGTATCTCCTTCTGCCATATCAACGCACCGCCTAATCTAATATAATAGCGTCCAGTTCTTCTTTACTCTGGGCTGCATTTACTTCAGCCTGTTTTATCCAACCATTCTGTTTACAAGTGCCTCTGTGAAGTCCTAGATCAACATTCCACTGCAATAACTGTTCTTTTGTTAAAAAATATACCTGTTTAATATTTGCATTTTCTGGATATCCTCTCATTGGGTATCCATTGGGGAAATTTTCATTAAATTTTTCAGGCGAAAGATAGATTGTGTTGAGATCGCTAGAAACTGTGTTTTGTGTATCTCTGTCGCTATCATACCTCACAGGCTTACCGGTGCATTCAGATATGAACCCGCCAGTAATTTTATCTGCTGTCCAAGTATCTACCTCTGACAGCTTAATAGCTTTAAGCTCATCAAGGGTAGGTAATATATATTCACGCTTCCCCTGCTTTTCCAAAAGTGTATCAATGCTATTCAAAATATCCTCACATATTGTATTTGGATACGCTTGAAATGCTTCACCGTTTAACCAGCAAGTTTGCGTTGTTCGGTTATAATCAACAGTTTGATAATTCACTTTTTCCCCATAGTCTGTTATAAAATTTATTGTGGTATCTTGATACACCTTACCTTCTGACTGCACTATTACATTATCTTTATCGTATATAATTAAATCCTGCATTATTATCTCTCCTTTAGGCCGTTCTTTTCCATTTTATGGTTACCAAATATGGCGGCATATTATTATGCGCTTCTCCACCGCCAGTAGTCTCAATACTGATATCATGATTATGTGTCCCTCCAAAATTCAATCCAGCCCAAGTAGCTGTACCGCTATTCCATTCGCCACCTTCTCCATAGCCATTAATAGCTCCTGATCCAGAGAACACCCCTGATCCAGACAGCGGATTGTTATTATAGCCATTAGAAGAATTGGCCGACCCATTTATTCGCCCGGTTAAAGATGCGTTTTGAACTGATGCAATATGTATATGTTCTGGTATCTGAGCAACAGTAAGTGTCACCGTAGAAACACCTCCTGTCTGACCTATTGAATATTTATCACCCGATGCTAAAGTAAATACATCTTTTATTTGTTCCCACGTCTGCCATGGATAAAGATCATTAGGATTAACATTAGATGCATATTCTACTATTTGACCTACTATATATATTGAATCAATTATTGTTTGAATTGGAACTTGTGCTTTTATAGCCTCTTTAGTCTTTAACGGAGTCATTGCTTTAGTATCAGATTCACCAGCTATAGCTTCCTCTGTTGTTGCTATGCCAGTAATACCAGCTAACCCTTCTAAGCTATCAGCAATATCCTGCGCTCTGTCTGCCTGCTCTGTAGCTGTAGTTGCTGAAGATGCTGCTGATTCAGCACTGCTTTCTGCACTTGTCTTACTCGCAGAAGCTGAATTTGCTGATGCTGCAGCTAACGTTTTAGATTCTAATGCAGATTCAGCACTACTAGAAGCCACACTAGCGGAATCTGAAGCACTTTTTTTACTATTTTCTGCAGCAGTTTCAGCAGCCTTAGCATTTTCTTCACTTTTTGCAGATTTGGTTTCACTAGCTTTCGCATTATTCTCACTTGTTAATGCTGCATTTTTACTTGCTAATGCTGCATCAGCACTGCTAGAAGCTGATTCTGCCGAAGCCTGGGCTGTTTCCGCACTGGCAGTAGCAGACGACTGTGATGCAGCCGCAGCATTTTTACTTGCTAATGCTGATTCAGCCGAAGAAACAGCTACACTTTTTGCGTTTTCTGCGGCAGCCACTTTTTCATCAAGTAACGTTTGAACGTTATTAACAGCATCTTCTGCCGCAGTAGCCGCAGCTTTAACAGCGGTATTTTTAGCAGCAACAGCTTCGTCCTTTATTTCCGTAGTCTCATTTACTGCAGCATTTTTTATAGCGGTCAGCTCTTCGATTGCAGTATTTTTAATATTTGTTGTTTCGTTAACGGCGCTCTCTTTGACCTGTTTCGTTTGCTCTAATACATCTTTAGCTAAAGGTAACACTCTCGCAGGGTCCTCCGTCAGCACAAGCCCATCACCAGCATCATTGATTCTAAAACTCATTCCAGCCTTTACCGGAAAAGTATTATTAAAATTACTTACATCAATACCAGCAGATAATGTTCTATTCAATTTTTCATTTAATTGCTGACATATAAAAGTTAGATCGTCAAAAGACAATTCAATATTCTCTGCAAAAAACGGACCTTGATTAACCAGGTTCATTAGCTGATACAATGGCAGCTCACGATAAATAGTTATTTTATGACCATCAGGCAGCGGATAGCCATTAGCTGGATAAGTAACTGTTTTAGCTCCAAGATCAACAGAAAAATTCTCCGTTTCTACGGCAACGCTATCATCACCTGTAATATATACTTTTATATATTCAGGATGATCCGTCATCTGAAATGTTATTGGGAATTTCGTTGTCGCTCCATTACCAACATAAATATCTTTAACTATCGTATTCTGTACAGTCATATGCTCACCCCCTATATTCTTGCTGAGGCCGGAGCATCTTTAACTACAGTAGCATTTAACATACTGGCTATAGTTGATGCTATCTTTAACTTCTCGTCCAAAGATACAGCCTTCTTCTGCTCCTCCAACAGTAAATTTATTTGGTCTTGTATGATAGCCTCTTTATCCATAATTTCACTCCTGTTCTATAACTGGAAGTACGCCTTGGTTCTTCAATAAGTGATAAATAAATAAGCGTCCTTTCTGCGTCCAATAAGTATGAAATCTATTTTCACCGTCAGCAGTAGGAAAAGTCTTACTTTGGGTATATCCGTCACATTGATATTTTTCATACAGAAACCATATACCGCCTTGTTTATACTGAACACCTAATTCATGAAGCAGGCTATTCATTTTCTTTGCGCTCATACCATAGTCTTTTGCAATCTGCGTTACCGACATCAGAGTGTTGTTTTGCAGAATCAAATCATAATAGCTTGCTTTAGGCTGCATTTCATTTATGATCTGCTTTTGCTGCGTATTTTCAATTTGTAGAGCCTGAGCTTTTTCTGCTATTTCAGCGGCCATTCTAAGAGCTGCCGGCAAATCTTTTGGAATTACTTCCTGCTCTTTTAACAATTCTTCCATTTTATTGAAAGCAGCAATATATTTTAGCTTCCATTGCAACGCATCTTTACCGGTAAACCCCATTGCTAAAAGCGTAAAACCGTCACGGTTCATAAGGTACTCAGGAAATCTTTGCCCGCGATATTCGTGGATACTTTCCTGATAAAATTTAGTGGCGGAATTTTCCGCCACTAAAATATTGCGAATATTTCCCAAAACGTCTTTATGTTGTTTACCAAACTTTTCAGCAACCTGCCGACTAGAAACAACTACCTGCCTATCAATGATTTGCACTAAATTTTCCATAAATCGTCTCTCCTTCCAAATAAAAAAGCGCCTACCGAAGTAAGCGCTTTCTATTAAGTTCTAACTAACTTTATGATACTATTTTAACTCATTTTTATAGTGGTTTTGTCGGATACATTTTTAAATTTTTTTACATCGCCTCTGCTCTCATATCCAATAACCTTACATTACTATTTTAACTCTTGTTAAAGGGCATTTTGTCGGAAACTTTTTAAAATTTTAAATACCCAACAGGAAGGGAGTAGATTTAACCGACACCCTCGGCAGGAATTAAACTAAGCTTTGTATTGATTACATCAAGTGCATCACACGATATTTTTATACCTATGTCTTTTATTGTTGTGGCGAAGCATTGCGATTTTTCAGGCGTGTTACAGTAGTTATAAAGTTTTAATACTTCATGCAAAGCAATCAGCTTGCCTTCTAAATCCTTTATCTTCTTCTGCAGCTCCATATTCATAGGCGCATTAACAAGCATAGGTCTTTGTGGCTCACACGACGATTTTACTGGGAACAATTCAGCAGGTGTAAATTTTCGATTTCTCGCTTCGTATATCTTTCTAACTCCACTTTCGGTAAGTACTATTAAGGCAGCGATTGTAGACTTGATTTTATTCTCTCTGCGGTACTCGAATAAGTCATGTCCACGCAAAAAGTAAAAATCTACATTCTCTGTCATAAACCACGGTCTACGAATATAATTTTGAATCGCCGACGCATCAACATTTAAAATCATAGCTACGTCTAACTTAGTTAACACCGGTACGCCTTTCCAATATTTTACCGTAGGCTTATAAGGTTCTTCAATAAGTGTTTGCTGCAAAGGCTTTTTGCTTAGCTGTGCTTCCATTTCGTGAAAACGGTTGATATAAGATGCGGTAAACGACGATCCTTTGCGACCGGTTTGCTTATGAGCTAAAAACTCACAGCCTTTCTTGGTTATTTGATAGATTTTATAACGTCTGCCAGTACCAGCTTTATAAGATGTTTCTTTGAAAAAATCATCAGAACCCAATTTTGGGTTTTGACCTAAATAGCTAATATAAGTATCAATATCTCTCAATAAATGGTCATGTCTTTTGTTAAGCATTACTGCTACTTCACGGCTGTCTAAAGTTAGTGTTTGCAAATTGTTCATTTTTTAACTCCTTTCAATTTGAAAGAAGTCAGCTTCTATGATACAATATTTCTTAGAAGCTGAAGCTTCTGGTTATAAGACTGGTTTTTGCTTTCGACGGCGGCCAGTCTTATTTATTTTTTAGGCCCTTAATCCCTTTTCGAATTGCCTCTGCGCGTTTTTCTCCAGTTTTTTGGCAATAATTATTTAAAATTTCTATGCTCTCTTGATCTAACCGAACAGTAACACGCTCTTCTTTAGGATTATTAGTAGGGCGACCAATTTTTGCAGCCATTTCTTCACCTCACTTTTGTCTGCCATAATCATATTACATTATTGTCTGCCGAAAGTCAAGAATAAAAATAAAAGTACCCTAATATTTTTAAAGTACGTCTTATCGAATTAATCATATAACAAACTTTCATCAAATTCTTTATCAAAAATTTCTAATTTTTTATACATTTTTATTTTATGTTCTTCTATAAACTTTGTCGTCAAGTATTTTTTTCGTTCACCATCATATAAAAAGTAAAAAAAGAAAAATATCCGTCCTTTTATTCTAATATCTAAGCTCCTATCTATAGCAACTAAATCCCGAAGGATACTATCATATAATTCCTCAACGGATGACATATATATAATTGTCATATATTTTTCAAAAGTATACTCTGCATTTTTAGGAAAACGCAATTTTCCTAATTTATTATAAACATTTTCATATATCACAAACATCATTGCTGGAGTATACGTTGGAGATGTAGCATACATTTTAAAAACTTTATCTGTATAATCTAATAAAGATAAAGTTATTTTATCTTCTATAAACTCTTTTTTCATTTTTGATGATAAAAATTTTGCATATGAAGTAAATCTATTAAATTCCATATAAACGACCTCCTAAAAATTGGCTTTTCAGTTTTCAACACGATTATACCATACAAATTACAATTATGTTATAATTGTGAAAAAGATGAAAGAAGGGTTATTGTGAAAAAAATATTGCTAATGCTATTTATTCTATTCTCTTTTACTAATATCGTTCTAGCTAATGAATCACTGTATTTTACAAATCAAGACGTTAATACAAGTATAAAAATAGCGTTTAAATCACTCAACTACAATATGGATTCTAAAACGACTTATTTTGATAACGAATGGGTCATGCCAATAACATTTTTAGATAATTTACATACAGAGGCATTACTCATGAAAGTAGCTATAAAAAATGCTGAACTTACACCATCTACATCTATCAAAGATAAGATATTATGTGAGCATATCCTTCAACAAACTCAAGAATTAGTTTTAGCAAGAGTAAAAGCTAGAATTTTATCTTATTCATTAGCCAAATTACCAGCACAATATCCGAACGATGGTTTTACAAATAAAATATTAGAAGATACTGCTAATGATATAGCAAGAATAAAATCAAACCTAGAAAAAAGTTTAAAAAGTTTGTGCACCTAAAAAAACCCCCTCAAATTTGAGGGGGTTTTTTATTTTACCGTTCTTTTTTCGGCCGACGTCTAAAGATGTCGCCAACTTCTGGCTCCATACCATTGAACAAGATATCATATCCGTTAAAGAATAATTTGTTTAACTGTGCAGGCACGCCTAATGCTGTTCCAACAAATGTAGCAGTAGGCTCAACCAATTCGTCATAATCTGCTTTGCCCTGGTAAACCTTTTGTACCTTACCGGCAGCACGTTCCATTTGCTCTATCGTGCCTTGTACTGCAGTCATTCTATACCCGTAAGTCTGCATGCCTAAAGCCCTGCTCCAGATAGCATTACCAACCTGTCCAACCGGTCCGGCTAAACTCATAGGGTAAGTAAGCATTTCTTTTGATATCTTTTGATATTCATCCTTATCTTCTTCAAATGGATCTTCGGCCGACAACATCAAGTTTATAAAAGCAAACATTACAAACTTAGCTCCCACAAACGAAGTAAGACGCATTATGTCTTTTTCTTTTAAGAAGATATTATACTCTCTGGCCCACTGATTATATTGTGTATTGAAGAAGCCTTGGAAGGTAGTAAACAGTTTAAGCATAGGTCCGCCACGCAAAAGCGGTGCAACCTCCGTAACTCTGCTGCTGCCAAGTGTACGTCTAATAACCGTATTGGCAAAGTCCACAGCTTCTGCTTCGCCTGCACCAGCCCTTATTTTTTTGCCATACGCCTGCATCCATACTGGAATAGCAGAAAGATTATCAGTAGCGACCAGCAATCTTGTGCCAAATTCAACAGCTTTCTTTTCTATAGGATTCAGGCTTTCCATTTCTTTCATATCCCGCAGGGAAATATCAGGAAGCACAGACCTTTCTTTCATCCAAGGGGATTTGCTGTAAACAAATTCCTTAGCCGATTTATAGCCCTCTGCAAGCTGCATATTCATACTGTAATTACTCACAGCGGCAACGACATCACTATATCCAAAACCATCTACAGCATTACCATAAAGCAAGGGATTACCCAAGTTCTGAACGGCAGTTTTAAGATTAAGCATAATAGCAGCATTTACAGTACGAGCCCTAAGCCAGTTAGCAACACTGCCCATCCAGCTTTCACCAACAGAACCGCTGTTAGTACCTTGAGGATTTGCCGCACGTTCAAGATATTCTTTAAAGGCGGAGAAATCGGCCAGTCCTAATTTTTCTTTAATCAGAGTATACATTTCCTGATCGTTCATAATTTTGCGGAAATCGCCCATAACCTCACGGAAGCACAGATCATGTATCGCATCCATAGCAACATTAAACTCTGCTCCACGTTTTAGATTAACAGGATATTTAGCCTTAACACGTTCTTTTAAATGGCCTCGTCTGGTGCTCATTGTTCTAATATTGCGGCCTTGTCTGGGGTCAGTATCAGAAATAACTTCTTGCCCAGCGTGTTTAGAACCAGTATCACCGTCACGCATCAGCGGGAAATAACCGCCACGCATAACAACAGTCTTGCCGTCTGATAACGTCAGCTCTACAGGCGACGCTTCTACTTTCTTAGGACTAAAACCTGTCCAACGAGTTTCAAGAGCTTCCATTTCAGACCAGTACATCTCTGCAATATCTATCTTAGCCTGTGCATATTTTATATCCGCTTCAGTAAGATTACGCCCTAAGAAGTCAAGCAAATTGATTTTAGTCTGTACTATATCGCCATCTACCCACAAAGCAGAACTTTCAAAACCTACCGGTCTAGTGCTGCACAATACTCTGGCACTGCTCTCGTTGCCTAAATTCATAAGCATTTTTAATAAAACATGCTTATCTACAGAAGTACCTAGCTCGTCATATTTTTCCTGATAATCGGCCGCCTTTTCTGCAGCTTTATCCGGCAGCCATTCCCTGTAAGCCTGCGCTGTTTTTTCCTCATATTCTAAAATTTTTCTTGTTTCATTATCGGCCGCTTCTCTAATAGCTGCGCCAAAATGTTTGCTGAAAAATCCATACTGCCAGTCGTCCATCATTTCAAAAAGATTGTCCGTACTGCGCAAAGATGCTTTTAGCTTCTCCATTACTGTAGGCTGCTGTGCAACGCCAACCTGCGGTTTCCAGATAGTTTTCAGCTTATTAAGTGTTTCCTGTGCTTCAGCTTTAAATTCAGCATAGGTAGCACCTTTCTGTAAAGCATTGATACTCATTTCCTGTTTAGCGATCGCTTTGATATTTTTAAGCGCATTTACTACATCTTCAAGCTGGCTTGCCGTCATACGTTCACGAGGATTTGTAATGCTAACATCCTCATCCATTATCCAATCGGCAACTGCAACATTGTCATAAAGATCATCCATATCATTCAGATAGTCTGATAAAGTTTCTGTCTTTTCAAAATCAGAATAATCTTTACGCTTATAACCGAACCTTTCCATAATTGCTGCTGCTTGAATAAAGTTTCTTTCATTACCCCACGTTTCCCTTTTAGCTTTAGCCTGCTTCCTGAAATAATTCTGCCACTTAGCATACTGATTACGCAGTCTTACGCTTTCAACTACACAAGCATGATTAAACGCCTGGACGTTTTTATATCGGACCGCAGCAGAATAATCATCATTTTCCAATGCCACAGCAGCTTTAGCCGCAGCGTTTCTTTCGGCAGTAATATACTTTTGGGTATTCAAAGCCTCCTTTAATTTTACTCTATTCTGCAGGTCCATTTGCGCCTGGATTTTAGCTGTTTGCCTGCGTGCAACAGCAAGTTTTCTAAGAGTTTCAGCATCACGCTGACCCTTTAACAAGCCTTGTGCTTTATCCTCAATAAGCTGTGCTTCTGTATTTATCAAAAGACCGCTCTCGTCATTATACATAGCATCACGTGCAGCTTCTTCAGCAAGCCCTCTCTCTTTGTAAATATCAGGGAAGGCGTCTTGCACCATTTCATCAATATGTCTGTTAACCGCACCATTAAAAGATGGTTCTGACATAATCGTTTTAGCCAGCTCGTCACCGGAAGTAAAACCATTAGCTTCAGCTATCATATCAAAAGTTGCCATTTTACTTTCATCAAAATTACCTTCTAAATATCTGTTAGCTACGCCCTTCGCTGTTTTTAAATCAGATGCAATATCAAGTATCTGCTCCGAAGCCATATATAACGGCTGTTTTGCAATCGCTTCTTTGACCTGCGGCTCTACATCTTCACGATATTTTTGAATCCGGTCTTTACGCTCCTGATTGAAATTAACAAGGCTTTCTTTTGTTAATAACTGTACTGCCTTATCGTGAGCTTTAGCAGCAAAATTACGCAGCATTTGCTTGCGTGGTTCTGAAAGTGTATCTAACACAACATCTGGCAAAGCAGAAAAATAACCGTCAATACGCTCCATTTCTGATATTTGCTCTTCACTTGCCAGCATCCTGTCAAAAACCTGCCTTACTTCATCGTTGATTGGAACAGCATTTTTACTGCGCTTATCCGAAAAAACGGCGTTATAAATAGCAAGCAGCCATTTTTTGAACCTGTTAAATACCGGCTGCAGCTCTTTTGAGGGCGCCTTGCCTTCAAGCATATAAGTTTCTGCGGCCTCTGCCCAGCGTTCATGTGCTGCTGTTTTTTCTTCCTGCGACAAGCTATCCCAGTCTTTAGTGACACCGGCATAATCAAGCATAGTCTGACGGTCTTTTTTCATCTGCTCTGTAGCATTAGGGAGAGCCCCTTCACGCATGAGATTCTCAATAAAGTAATGTCCGACAGCTTCATGAATAACAGTGCTCATATCAGCACCTTCAAACAGGCTGATAATTGCTTTGCCTTCTTCGTCCCAGGTGATAGCGCCTTTAGTTTTCCCTTCGGCCTGGTAGTATCCCTGCATTTCTTCTCGTCTCTTGCGGAGTGCATTTTCATCTGGTATACTATTATTAAGAAGACTGTCAAGATCGGTTATTCTGCTAGCGGAATCGCTGCTAGGAGAAGGTAGCCACTTGGCAGTCTTTTCTTTATTTATATATGATACTCTACCTTTTTTTAGATTGTGTTCTATAAACCAGTTATAATCTGTACCACTTTCTCCGCCTTTACCGTACGCACTCGTAATTGCATTAACTTTATACCAACTACGCTCTACATCAAGTTCTAAAGGAACAATAATGGTAGATCCTTGCTTGTCCTTTAAATCAAGCACTACAATTTTACGACCAGAATAAGAATCTAATACCATCATTGGGTCAGCCATTGCGCGAGGAATTTGTTTCAACAGCTCCGGTGTCATACCATCAGAATGTCCGTCAAAAATGTGTTTAATCTTACTTCCGTCAATAGTCACAGGCAAAATTTTACCGCCCGCAAGTCCCAATGCAAGAGGTGTCGTCATAACATTATAGGTTTTAGTATCATTTATTTTCCCAGCAGTATATTCATCTACGATACCAGAAAAGTTATTTTCATCCTCAAGCAATTTTTCGTTAGCACTTTTAGTTTGCATATACCGGCCATTAGGAGTGCTGATAACTCGTTTGAAGCTTAAAGGGTTATCTCTGAAATACTGCATAGGGTCATCAGGATTAGCAATCATTGCACGGCTGGTTAAAATAGCCAGGACGTCACCTGTTTCCTTTTGATTTAGTCCCGCTTCGGTCAATTCATTTCTAAAAGTATCAACTGCAGTTCTAAATTCCTCGTCGTTCTCCAACGCTTTTTTATAAGCGCTTTGGAGAGCTTTTTTATTTCTGGCGCGTTCTTCTGTATAACCACCCTGTTCAAAAGCTACGTTATTGCTTACAGCCTGGAAAAAGCCAGGATTTTGAGCCTCTGCCGCACAATACGTACCCATTGGCATTTCAATATCCTCACCACGAACAGCAGCAGCCTGCAGTTCAGAAACCTCTATACCAAAGGTATCTTTTACATCCAGGTTAGGATTTGCCTGCGCATATGTAAAAAGGGTTTCAGCATCTACATAAGCCTTTTCTTCTGTCGTTTGGTTCAGTACTAGTTTGCTGGCGGTAATATCTACGTCCTTACTGTTTTTCATCGTTTCCGCAGTACGTACAGCCTGCTCCTGCATAACTCTATTTGCATTACGGTCTACGGCAATGCTTACCGAACCTCCAAGACCACCAAACACCGCACCAATAGCACCGGAATAAGCGCCTCTTTTAGTGATTTCTCCAAATTCCTGATAAAATTTAAGTATTTGCTCTTGAGTGGAAAGATTCGCATTTTTAGCCCATATTTCAGCAGCAGCATCCGGGTATTCCTGAATCCATTCAGTAATGCCTTCTGTCAATGCAGTTTTAAAAACTTCTTTGGTCTTACCGCCCATAGTTGCGATTTTAGCGGCTCTTGCTCCTGCTCCCATGACTTTGCCCAAGCCCACTTTTTCAAGAGCAGACTGTGCAACAGCGTTTAAAGACGCCGCAGCTCTGGCTCTGTCATTAGATACCCCAGCTTCAGTAAGATCTAAATATTGGCCGCCTGCAATCTGACTGCCCATAAAAGCAGCAGCACTCCAGCCGCCTGTACTGATTGCAACGCCGACCTGTGCCGCTAATTGTGGTGCATTCTGCAGTAAGTCATAATAAAACTGGCCTGCCGCAGTTTCAGCCTTTACTTCTTCCGGCTTAAATATTTCACTGCCACCAATGCGTTTAGCTTCAGTACCAATAGTTTTTAGCTTATCTCCACCGACAGCATACAAAAGCCGTCCTATTGTATCTGCGCTAAAAACCTTGGATTCCGTTGTCAAGTCAACATCTTTTTTATCTGCACCCAAATCAGCAAGCAGTGCAACTGCACCATAACCGCTGCGAGCAACATTCTTAAAACCATTTTTCAGCGCTGTAATACTTTTCCAGTTATTTTCTTGCTCGCCCCAAAATTCTGCAGCTTTAGTACCGGTAATGCTCATAAGCACAGGGTCTTTTAACGCCTCTGCTGTTCTTGGTGCGATCTTCTCATATTTATTCCAGTCATAATCAAAGTTTTTAGGTAAATAATAATCAGGATTACGAGCTGCCATTTGAAGCGATATATTATTTGCATTAGCTCCTTGTAATGCTTTAGTCTTTAAATCGTCTGGTATAAACTTTCCTGCCGCTGCTACATCGTACAATACAGACCTTGCCATATTACCACTCCTCGTTAATTTCTCCTCTTAATGCCGCTAAGTGACGTTGTTTGATAGATTCAATAGCATCACTGAAATTCATTGCCGCCAAACCAGTGCGCTCACTGGCTCCCCAATCACTGAACCACGGAGTACTTTCATTTTGCTGTACTGCGGTTTCATTCTGCTGTGGCATCTCCAGTAAATGCGGAGCTGCATCTACACCATTGCTCAAAGCTATAGCAGCAATCTGCTTATTGAGCTCCTGGATATCCATAGGCCTATTTTCTTCTGTAACTTTTTTCAATGCCGATACTTGATATAAATCATTAGGGTTTATAGCTCCAAAAAATGTTTTTGCACTTCCCAAATCAATATTATTGCCGTTACGTTTTTGATAAATATCTATATAAGGGGAAAGATTAGGTGAAAGGCTACTCTTTAAAGAGCCCCATTCAAGTTGCTTACTGTTGAAGCTTTTATAAATAGCACGATTTTTAAACGCCTCTTTTAGAACTTCGTTCCCTGTCGCAAATCTTGCATCAGGGTCAGTAATATCTTGCAATGCATTATCCAGAAAAGCCTGCAAATCTCCGCGTTCCACTTTATCATCAATAGTTTCATCAATTATAATAGCTAAACGTTTATCAACATCCTTATTTCTTGGATCTTGATTTCTAGCAAAAGCCAATAACCTGCTTCTATCTGCTTCACCCAAGACTGTTGCATTTTGGTTGATTAATGATACTGCTTCGGCTGGTGTTACAGTGCTATTCGTAATTGCATCCTTGATCGATTTATAAATGCCACTATTAGATACCGCAGCGGCAGCTTTTGTCTGAATGCCTATTAAATCATCACCGAATTTTAATAACGTCCGTTCTACATCTGCATCTCCACCAGAAGCACTAAAAACCATATTTCTCATATCCTGCGAATCAATAATACCTGTTTTAAAATTATCCCATAATCTTTGTTCTATATTTTTTATGATCATATTTTGCTGATTAGTTTTAATGGCATCATTAATATTTTTCTGTTGCACATAATTGTTCCAGGCCTTCTGCCTATCTTCCAACGTAGGCGCATCGCTTATCGGATGAGCAAAACCTAAAACTTTATAATGATCTAAATCCAAAGCAGCAACTCCATGCGTACCGCTTTGAATTACTTTTCCTGTAGAAGCATCATAAACCCCTACATGATCGCTGTCGTCATTATCTTCCCAATCCCAATAAACAATATCACCATTTCGAAGCTGATTCCGTTGGGTAAAAAATACTCCATTGTCCTTTGCATCTTCCATATTGGTTGGCGCCCACGTATTTCCTTCTTTAGCTCCAGCAGATCTCAACCATCTATTGATACTAATAGTGCAAGTATTCTCACCATAATTATTACCTATATCTGCACTAGCTGCTTTTACAATCGCCTTACCATCAACCTCTGTTTTAAAATTATCGCCAAAGATATAATCACGTGCAGCGCCTTCATCCTCACCAAAAGTAGCATAAAGGTTCTGTCCCATGTTAAACAGCCGTTCTTCTTGTTTGCGAGCATAAACATTTTTAGCATAGGCACTTGTTACGCCCGGATCCATATAAGGACCATATTTTTCAACATAAGCTTCGGCCGTATTTATATCGCCATTAGCATAACTTCTGTCTATCAACGCCTGACCTAATACTCCAGTCCATTTTCTATACTCTAAATCAAGCCTTTCTCTTCCATATGTTCCATATCTGGAATTTATGGCGTAATCAATTTCTTTTTGTACATCGGCTATAACTGCAGGGTCATTAGGAGATAAAACAGCCTTTTGAACAGAACTATTTATAGAATTAGCAAAAGTAGTATTCTGCCAGGCTTCAAACTGCTGCGCTCTGTATTGCCCCAAAACTCTGCGATTAGCATTATCAGTTTGCTGGGTGCTGTAATCAAATAACATAGCACCTTTGCCGTACTTTACGCTTTGAGGACTTTGAGCCATAAGCTCGCTGCGTATCTTTCTTTCACCAGCTTCATACTCACCGACAATGTCAAGAGCGCCTTTTTCTTTTTTCTGCATCAACTGCATTCTTAGATCGTTAGTACGTTTTACATACTCATTATTAGCCTGCAGAACGTCGGTTCTTATGATCTGCTCTCTTACATGCTCAACACCGGCCTGAATAATTCTACCGGTCTGGGATGATTCTCTTGCAACAGCCTGCTGACCGCTGTTATCATAGCGGACATTAGATACTTTACTTGCCGGCGCTCCTAACTGCGCACCTACTTGGAAAATGTCGATTGCCATATTCTAGCCTCCTTTTGGGTATAGAAAAAGCGCTTTAACAAATTGTTAAGCGCTTAAAGGTGTGTTATAATGTTGTCCGAGATAGTTTAACTATGTTGGCTTATCAGTCCGTAACTGATTGGTGGTGATCCTATGAGCATATATCAAGCATTATCCCTAATGATAGCGTTTGGTATTCTCGTGGCTACCATTATTCTTGCCGTAAAATAGCAAGAAAATAAGCCCAACGTAAGGTCGCGGGCTCGTTTTCAATCACATTCTTGTTACGAGATGAGCTAACGCTACCACACGTTAAACTATCTCTTTTCACATTTTACAATTATGAGGGAGAGCCAGCGTGCGACCACTGACTATCTCTTTTCGTTTATTATATAATACATTTCGTACTAATGCAAGTACAGTCCGTATTACTTAACTATGCTCTCTTTATCAACTCACTTTAGAAGTAAGTTTTCGGCTTCATCGGGAAATAACTGTAATTGCCTTGTCTATAGCCAGTTCCACTACTGTTGAATTGATATGTAGCACCTGTTGTTACACTAGGAGTGGAAGAACTGGAGGAAGCACCTTGCTTTCCTACGCTCTTAGGACTGTATAAACTACCTGCAAGAGATAACCCGCTCATAAGCATATTATTCATAAGTGCACGCTTACCGGCTTTACGGTAATTGCGTGCATTTTGATTATAGATATCACGTTGATTAACAAGGTCGGTAGACTGCTGAAAAATATTCTCAACGCCTTGCCTTGAATTATAGCGTTCAATAGCAAGCTCTGTTTCCATATTATACGCACTGTCAGCTAAAGCGTTTGCCGCACTGCCTGAAGCTGTTATACCGGAAGCACCTATATTAGCCCTCTGCTGGCTTAACATAGCATTCATACGACGGCGTTTGTTTTCTTCGTTGATAGTATTTGACTTAGACTGTTCTTCAGCCTGCGCCTGCAGTTTATCTGCGTTCTGATTCGCTATCTGAGCATTTACCTCTGCCTGTTGAGCGGCAGCGTTATATTGCTGCTGCTGCGCTCTTCCCGAAATAAAGCCACCCAAAAGAGTGGCGCCTATTGTTGCTGCTATGCCCATTATTCATCATCCTTTCTAAACTCAAAAAAGTGATGCGGCAGATTATAAACTCCATGCGGCGCTGGTTCATGTATTTCTGCGCCAAGCCATTTAAGCCAACGCATTATATTATCATTTCCAACGTTGACCCAGTTATATAACCTGTCGTATCTCTTTAAAAGCTCTCTTACAGCCTTTTTAGTCTGCCTTCCGACAAATACCTTATGGTTCTCCATTTCCTTCGTCATAAGCAACCATACGCGCCCCTCGTCGCTCATTATCGAAGCTTTTCTCACTCCATATACAGCAGCGGGTGTACCGTCAATATGCAGGCAGCCGATTTCATCACTGTGCTTCAATCCATCTAAAATATCATCAAGAGCGTTAGGACCAATAGCACAAAATAGCTCACTGTAATTATCTGGTTTAAGATTAGCCGCTATATACTCAGCATCAGCCCTTGTGGGCTTTACAAATTCATACTTTGCCATAATACACCTTACCCTTCTATTTCCGGAATCAAAGATAATACCGTCATAGGCAGCGGATCAGGCTGTTTAATTATTATCTGCTGAGTTTCATCATAAGTAGCAGACTTGATCGTTACTTTAAACTTACCTGTTTGTAAACCAATCGGTTCCCCATAGGCTTCATTACTGCGCCATTTAAATTCATCTAACTCATTTTCCTTCATTCCAAACAATCCACCACGGCTATCTTTAAGTAATAATGTAACTGCAGCAATTCGTTTCTTCCGACTTAAATATGTGCCATCTTGAGCTGTAAAATCTATAGGCAGTGTTTTTATTTCCGCATCTATAGGCAGCCCTACATGTACCTTCTTATACTTATTTCCAAGAAGAACCTTACCGTTTTCTACAGTTTGCTGGGGAAGTACATTTCCATCAGCCAATATAGCCACAGTATACCCTTCTAAATGTTCAAGCCCTGATATTTCATCGGTCGGCTCTCCTTCATAGGTTATCCCACTATCGACGAAAAACTGATCCTCTACATTAGTACTTTTATCACGGCTTTCCATTATTTCCACATAATACTGCCCGCCACGCTCAATTACTGCATATAACTTATCTTCTGTTGACCCTCCGATATTACATACACTAACAAACTTCCCGCCTGCCGTGGTATGCTGGTGCCATGCGTAGATATCCTGTTCCTTGATGTATGTAAGCCCTAACAGCAAACCATCATCACGCACACACCAAACAATACTGTTAGGTATCTGCTGATAGGTCATAGATATTATTTTATGCCCTTCAAACAAGTGCGAAGCTAATAAATTTAAATCATCACCGGTATATTTATCAACATCATAGCTGTAAGCAAGGTCACGTATGATATTGCCCTGGTGCTGCACATAAATAATCCTGCTGCCGATAGTGACAGGATTAACATCTGACACACCCCTATATTCCTGCGGTTGACTTAAAACATTGCTTCCTGTAATGGCTTTGCCGCCGCCGCTTACTTTAAATTCTCCACCGGCTGTTAACAGCAGCATTTCACCAAAAGCTATAATTGCCTTAATGCCATTCATTTGTCCACCGTTTAAAGTAGCCGTAATTCCATCATCATCGGCAGATGGTATGCTTGTTCCAAAGTTATAATAGTCTCCTGTTTTGCTTGTCCAGAATGTCTGCGGAAATCCTTTACTTCCCGCAAAGACTAACCTGTCTTCATAAAACCCTGTTGCAGAAGGATACCCTTTTTCACCATTCCAAGCAGCAAAAGCAAAATCGCGGGTTTCATCTGTAGAAGCCAACTGTTTTTTTACAGTCCCTTTCACTACTGTAGGACTGACATATTCAGTGATCAATACATGGCCCGTATAATCTCCGCCAATGCTTTGAATGGTTATATAACCTCTCTGCTTCTCATTTTCACCGCTCCAAACGTCTGTATTAAATTCAGTAGAAGTAACTCTGTAACTAGCAATACTTTCAGACGTGTTCTCCTCAGTCAAGCTATAATTCTGGCTTCTGTTCCCGCTTTGTGTTCTTACATTTACCCATTGCAAAGAAACAGGATCATATTTTTCCAAACTAAAATTACCATCCCAAAAACCAAAACTTTCTACATAGACATTGGATTTCGGCAATACGCTAACCTGTAAATTTTCTCCATTATTACTTGGAATACCCTTTTTGTAGTCTGTTTTTAAAAAATGAGTTAGGGCAAAAAGTTGTCCTTTATCACTTTCTGAAAAAATACTAGAGGTAGAAGTTACAGTTATATCTCCATAAACATCAGAAGCTTTTACTGTAGTATTATCACCAATAGGAAAACCATACTCAACTATAACCCACCCCGGCGAACCATTTTTACCATTTAAAGTTTCCCCTGTTCCTTTACTGCCTGTAACACCACCTGCTCCACCGTCTCCGTAAGAAATACCATCAGTTCCATATACGACATCATGCGAATCATCACTGCCAGTTCTTCCGCCAAGTGCGCCGCTGCCGCCCCCACCACCTCTAGCTTCAATCCCCAATACAGATGATGATTCACCATCAGTTCCAGGAGACGACCATGTTCCTTCATAACTAACAGTTCCTGTTCCACCCTTACCACCTGCACCCACTATAACTTCGTGAGATGTATTTGGAACCACTGAAACATCTTTTATAATCAAAGCACCTCTACCGCCTGTTCCTCCGCCTGCATTAGTCCCGCCTGTAGAACGAGAAAAACCACCCCCACCACCGCCACCACCAGCAACAATTAATCTCATTGTAGTTGTTTTATCAGAAATATTAAGTGTATATTTCCCTGGTGATGACCACTTTAAAGTTTTAGTTATTACACTTGACCCACTATAATTAGATAAATCAAACGGTCCACCTGTAATATCCATTGTCTCAAACCGCCAGTCTAAACTGCCATATCTTGCAAGTGTCATTGGCGCATGTTCAGGATGAACAATGAAAAGAACATCAGCGCTCTGTGTATATTTTATTTTTGCGGCATCTTCTAAATCTTTATCAGAAAAAAAGTTTTCTATGCTATATGGTGTGCCATCTTCTTTAACAACAATACCACCATCTGTATAAAACTGGCATCTGCCAGCAGTAATTTCAACAATATAATTTTGATCTGTGCTGTACATAAATGGTATTAGCACAGCCTTTTTATTATTATAAGTCTGCGCTATGAACTTAAAGCCTGGTCTATTAGCAGCGCCACCATAACGCAGAACGAAAAAATTTCTTAAAACAGCAGCCCCGCTGTCATATTTAGCAATATCAGTACGTCCATACATAGACGGTGACAATTCACCGCCCGCAAAACTTGATTTTAATTGATAGAGTGCCATAATTATGCCCCCGTAAATCTTGCTGCCGCTAATCTGTCAATGTGCGGATCCAGCAAATGTTCTTCATCAGCGTCAGTAGAACTGGCTTCTGCAAAATAAGCGTTATAAGCTTGAATACACATCTGCGTTAAATCCAATTTGCCAGTCAACGCATAAGCAATTTCTGCAGCGAGCTTCCATCCAAATGCCTCTACAAATTGAGCATCATATAAATCTGCGTCGGTAACATCTACAGTGTATTCAATCCAGGCATTGCCGATATTAGTATAAATAGCTTTCCCCTGTTTATCCGAAACGATTTTATATTGGTTATCCCTCGGCAAGCCACAAAAATGTTCATTATACATCATTCTCAGGCATACTGCATCAGCAGGATAACGATATGCATACTTCCAGTTAGGAGGCACATCTTGAAGAGCAGCTAACTGTACACTTCTTGTAGCAAATGTCCAGGGGAATTTCCTTAACACGGCCTGTCTAACATAGTCATAGCAGCGACGGCATACTCGTGCCGGCTCGCTGGCTTCGTCAAGTCGTTCTATTGTAGCTACGCCTATATGATTAAGTGCAATATTACAAATCTCAACCTTATCCATAATTTCACCTCTGTTATAAAGAAAGCCGGGGACATATGCCCCCGGCTGATTTAATCTTGCGCCAGTGCCACTAATTCATTAATAATAGCTTCCCTGGATTTCTGACTTGTTTTTATTCCCTGTTCTTTGGCCAATTCTTTTAAATCATTAAAGTTCATTGCTTCATATTGGAGATAACGCGGATCGTCATTACCGGAAGATACTGCTGCTGGTCTATTAAGTTTCACAAAATGTTCAGGAACCTTAATATTATCTGCAAGCGTTACAATATCATCACGCCTATACATACGACCCAAAGTAAAACAATTACGCTTTACTTTGTAAGTAGCCATTATAAAGTTACCTGGATGCCGTCAGTCATATAAGCAAAGACCTTGCCGCCCACAGCCTCACTAGCGGTGTAAACCAATCTAATATAACGATTACCATATTTGATTGGAGAAAAGAATTGTGCCACAGTACAAGCCCTTGTTTGAATCAAAGAATCAGGTACACTTACCTCAACCTCATCAGCAGGACTATCAAACCCCTCAGTTGCAGCAGATTGTACTTTAACCTTAGTAATCTTGCCGGAAGTCATTGGTGTGGTCAGTTTTACGTCAAAGTACAGCGGATGCATAAACCCGCCTGTACTTCCTAAATCAATAACATTGCTGTTTGCGTCTGTGCCGGTAACGGCCTGATTCTCAGACAGCAATAATTGAGCATCAATACGTGCCATTTTATATTCCTCCTTTTTAAACAAGCTGAGATTCAGTATTCAGAATAGCTGCGCAACGCTGGAACGGAACGCCCCAGAAATTAACAACAGGTTTTCCTTCAACTGTATCAATAGACAGCATAGTATTTTTGTCATTACGTGCAGCCTTGGCCATAAAAGCCTCAAACTGTTTATTACAGAAGATCTGCAAATTAACATTATCAGGATTTTCAATCTGATAATAACCCTCGATCAATTTGTCGAAGATTGTAGTAGTAGCAGGATCTTTTAAATCAACATTGGCCAAACGCACAACATAACGAGGATCTTTAACTGCAAGGCCCATGGACCAATTATATTTATTGGTATGAGCAAAGAATACCTCGCCTTTATCATTTGTTACTTTTTGTTTACCCAAATATTCATGCGTAAAACCTGCTGTATCGCCTTCTGGGAACAAGCCGTATACCTGCTGCTCTCCAAAGCCTACAAACCATACAGAAGTCAGATTATCACCTGTGCCGCCGCAATCAATGATTTGGTCTGCCCAAATATCTTCCTGATTGGTCTTACTGTAAAAATAAGCGCCTAAACCAGTGAATCCTGCAGGATTGATCTTCTCATCGCCATAGAAAAGCGTAGTCGCCATTTCTTGGTTCATTGCTTCAAGAAAGGCAGCATTCTCGCTCATCATCCAAGAAGCCTGCATATTGTTCTTTCGTGCAAGTTTTTCGTCGATTTCAGCCAGCGCTTCCATCTCGCCGCAAGTAAAAGATACTTGCTTAGTTTTAGACTTGCTCGGCTTAGTCCCGCGGTTAATCATTCTCCACGCTACTTCCGGCAGAGAATAACGCAATGTAGCTTCCTCATAGTCCTTAGAGTTACACATTTTGAACGGCATAATTTTTAAAATCTTATTTGTTTTGCTTTGCAGTTCAATAATTCTTTGATACTTTTTGTCGAACCCTTGACGAGACGCAAAGTCTTGAAGGGTTGCGAAACCTGTCAAATCTGGCATTATTTACCACTCCTTAATATTTTTATTTGAACCCGCCGCCGGGGAAAAACAACTCGGCGTCGCCCAGTTCCTTAGATTTAGGTGCTTGCCCATCAGGCGGTTGGTCTTCCATAAGCAAGCCTCCAATGTTTTGCAGCATTTTTTGTATTGCCGGATGATTGGCCACACCTGTATTTACAAGTACCTGCATAGCCTCACCACCGCCAAAAGTATTAACAGCTAATTTAGCAGCAGCAATGTTCTCACGAGAAATAAGCCCCTGCTTTTGACATTCAGCAGTCCAACCGTCTACAATTTCCTCCTGCTTATGCATAACGTCTAAAACTACTTTGCTATGCAAATCAATCAGCTTAGTGGCCTGCTCCTGAGTAAGCTTTGCGTCTTTAGCAATCGCTGTAAAATCAGCTTCCAGTTCAGGCGAAAGTTCCAGCCCTTCCTGTAGGTTGAATTCATATTTATCAGGAACAACAGGCTCTTGCACAGGATCATCAAATACATTTTTAGGTGTAGTTACAGGATCACCGTCACCTGCAGGAGTTGCCTCTCCACTCGGCTCAACTTCCGGAGCAGGTTCTGTTACAAACGGGTCACCAGAAGGAGCAGGGTCACCGCCTCCACCAGCACCATCTGCTTCAAAAAACATTTGTGTAAACTTATTCATGTCTTACCTCCGCTATGTCGTTATCTACTTTAAAAAGGTCATCATCTTCTAAATCAGGAGGGTGTCTAGCGCTCTCTGCTTCATTACGCATCAGCATCTCTAAAGAATGTCCATCGTTCAGCATCCGGATATTCTTTAACAAATCAACGCCTACAGCACGTTTACCTGATAAGAAAGCATTGAAGTATGGCTCAGCTGAAAAAACCGCTGTTTCGACCTCTGTGCTTTCCAAAATGGCATAAATAAAACGCCGTCCGTTCTCGGTCCGCATAATAACGTCCAAGTCGTCCAGCGCTTGTTGTGCAAGCATATTCATTTTTTTATTTTTCATTAAATCCCGCCTCCCAGAAGTTGATCTAATGCATTGCCACCATTAGCAGGGGTTTCACTCATCAACCTAGCCGCATCAGCATAATCCCTAACAGCAGGCGCAGCAGCAGCCATCTGTTCAGCTTGCATTTGTTCCTGCTGTGCCTGAGCACGTTGTTTGCGAAGTTCAGCTACTTCGTTTTCATCACGCACTATCTTTTCTTTGACACCGGTAGATTCTGCGAAACCTCGTACAGCTGCATCAAGATTGATGATATCAAGCACTTCAGGCTGAGCAGCAGCAAGATTACCAACAAATCCAACTGTACGCTCAATAGCAGGTATTTCAACCATTTTCTGGGCTTGAGCCAAGATAGAAATGAAGGATACTTTTAATTCGCTTTTGTCAATCTCCTCCGGCATAGGCGGAAACAACCCATGTCTCAAACAAATATCAAAAGTGCGAAGCGTCATAGGTTCTAAAACCTCATTGTGCATTTGCTCAAGTACCGGGGACAACATCAGGAGCTTTTCTTCATGCCGCTCTGCAATCTCACGTGCAGTCATTTGAGGTCCATCCTGAGATGTAATCATCATAAACAAATCATTATAGAACGTTTCAGCTATCGACCGCCGTTTCTCCTCAGACAATGCTCCTATGCCTTCATAGGCCTTTGCTCTTGGGTCCACAAGTGGATAAGCCTGCTGTACAGTTCCATCAGGATAAAAATTTAGTCCTCCTGGCATTCTGTCAAGCTTCTTCATTGAAGCAGGAAATGCCATCGCCGGATCTGCAGCATTATCAATAGCCCTAAGTTTATTCTTCTCAATCTTCTGCAACTGCATACAATCGCCCAAAGCATTATGACCAGGTCCAGAGCCATATACACCATTTGCAATCAAGGTCCAGCGTGGCATGAGGAATGGACATTCCCTAAACCCTGATATCTTCAGGAATTTGTCATTAGCACCTTTTTCATAGTGATATGAGCGCCAGGGGAAATTGCCTAAAGCCAATTTGTTAGGATCATAATCATCATTACGCTCTATAAGCATTTCAATATCAAAGTATGTTGTGATATTTCCGTTATTATAAGCAGATTTCACGCTTTCCGATACGTTATCAATACCATATTCTTTAACGATTTGGTCTGCGCTTAACCTGAAGCGTCTAGCGAACGTATAAACTCTCCCCCTTGCATCTACACCACCAGCATATTCACCGCAGGTGTACGGCCGCATCCATATGCCATAATTGTAGTCTTCCAGCATCAGAGAAGCCCCTGTACCAAATTGAGCCATTTCAGCCTCAATCTGCTGCAGCATATTATAAGCATTGCTCTTAGAATAAATGCTGCTCATAATCTCCTGGCAATCATCTAACCACATCCTTACAGCGTGGTAATTAGCTTTTTCTTCATCTTGCAGACCAAGCTCAAACCAAGGCCTTGACGGTGATGTCAACCCACTGTGGATACCAGCTGCACATTTACCAACTGCTTTTTGGGGATGTGGGTCTATAAGGTATTCATCACGTCTATGCCCTTCTGTGCTTTGGATATCTTCTTCAAACCTGCCCCTTGTCGGATTTATATACCGGCTAAGCATCCTCCACGTTGGCTCATATTGGCTTCGCAATGTATAAAGCTGGGAGATAGTATGTTGTTTTCGTGTTAATTTATCGCTGTCACGCAGCATATCTTTGATATCCATAATCATTCTCCCAACAACATTTTCTTGACACTATCAGAGGTAAGCTGCCCACCAGTCTTATTGGTATAGCTTCTGCCACGAGCTTTAGAGAGTTTTTGAAGCAGGCTTTGTCTCTCTCCCTCTGTCGCACTATCAATAGTTGCCGCTGCTGTACTGCCAGGTGCGCTTTGTTTTATAGGCTCAACACTGCCGCCACCGCCGCCACCGTGTAACTGCATCATAATCTTATGCATAGTCTCACCCCCCTTCACATACCGGCAAACGGATCATAAACCCTTTGTCTATTATCAAATTGTGCTTCTGTTATCGCCTGTTCCCTGCTTACAACAGATTGAGCAAAAGTTAAAGCTAGTGCGTCTGCTCTATTAGGAGAGGGAACACCTCGCTTTTTCATAGCTTCTTTACTTTCAAGTTGTATTAACCCGCTAGTATTAGGTACTGTTTCAGGACCCATTAAATCATCCGCTAAAGTCTGGTCATCTTCTGGTATAACCCCGCCTTCTTTCAACCAATCTTTCATATTAGCCCACATCTCAGCACGTTTATTTTTGCAGTCTTGCCTGTTTGACTTCCCACCAAAAGCAATCAGTGTCCACGATCTGCCCCATGCGTCACCAGCGCTCTTGATTCCTGTACCATAGCCTAGATCAATAAATACCGCATCAGCCTTGTATTCGTCCTCGAATCTGGCTAATATGCCTGCTATTTCAATGTCGTTATCGTTCTTAGTAGTCGCAAACAGCTTTTTCGTGAATAGCCCTTGCCTAAGATAAATAACTGTTTCGTCTCCTCCTGTCCATGCAGGATCACAGGCTATAATCACAGGAGCAAATCTAAATTGCTTTTCTTGTAACGTTCTACGTCTTGCTTCATCAACTAAGGCGGTACTAATAAATTGTTTCTCACTAGCAGAAGGGAATTCGCCCTTCACGCGAATTTTAAAGAAGTCACTATCCTCGCCGTATTGCACCCGCCAACCCTCAAGTTCAGCCTTGTTACTTATCTTAACAGTTCGGCTATCAATTTGTTTACGGTTCCATAAACTTCTGTTTTTATGAAAGCAAGCATGAAAACGGCCACTACTCTGAGTAGGATTTCCAAACACACACCAAATGATTTCCGTATCAGCATCTGTCATTGCACCTTCAGCTACTTCCCAAATGATATCCGATATCTCAGAAGCTTCATCGAATATAACCAGAGTTCGCTTGCCTTGGTTATGTAAACCCGCAAACGCTGCAGGATTACTATCATTCCATGGTATTGCATCTATACGCCATGTCTTTTCATGACCTTCTTGGTTAGAATAAATGCTTGTTGCTGAATAAGTGAATAAATCTCTTGCTACAAACAAGTAATACCATTTAGCTAACTCTGCCCAGGTTTTTGTTTTGAGTTGTGTATCTGTATTCGCCGTAACAACGCCCTTTGTATCTTCATGTGTCGATATAGCCCACAGAATAATCCATGCCACCATAGCAGACTTACCAATGCCATGTCCGGATGCAACGGCTTCACGGATAACCTGATCCGGCGTTTTTAATCCTTCTTTGATATCGTTCAGCAGTTCTATCTGCCATTCATCAGGTCCTTCTTTGTCTTCAAGTTGAGTATTCGGTTCTCCCCACGGGAATGCAAGCCATACGAACTCCAAAGGATCTTTACTGACACTTCCAAGAAAATCTGTTAGTGCCTTTATATGCTTTTCTGATAAAGCAACTCTAGGCATCGCTATCACCCTTCTTACGACGGCTAGCAATTAAGCCAGCAATATCGCCTTCAAGATTTACATCTAGTTGTTCTTTAAACAGCATATAGCGCTTACCCAATAGTTCAGCTGCCTTAGTCCTATCACTTAGTCCAGCATCTAATCCAAACTGGTCCTTTTCTTCTCCACGCATTACTCTTGTTAAATATTCAAGAACATCCTCAGCTGTAGCAATCTTATCACTATCAACTGCTGCCATTCGTGCATCTAAATATTGCTTCACCTTGTTATTCCTTAGCAGTTTACTAGCACTGGCCGCCGCTGAATTATCAGTCTTACACGTTGGATACGCTTTTTTGTATGCTTCAGTTTGATTACCGGTTTCTATAAAGTAATCAACAAAATTCTTCTGTGCTTGACTAATTTCATCCACTGTTATCACCTGCCTTTAACACATTCACCAAATAATATAGGATATCTATTTCTCTAAACGACCTTGCTACTTCTACTCTAACATTGGCACCTTTATTTCTCTTTCGTTCAGCTTTATCAGGATATTTCTCTTTATATTCATCCCAGGGCATTAGATGATCTAGTTTATACATAGTACAGACTTTAGAAAGTTTCTCGCTGTATACCTGTTCTCTTGAATATAGATAAATCATTCCTTTTAGCTCTAATGCCTTTGCTATCTTCTTTATCTTGCCGGTCAGATTTATCCTCATCTCTCCTCACCACCTTTGCAAATAAAAAAGCACCTAACCGAAGTTAAGTGCCTTTATATTAAGTTATTCGATAGTCATTGTTCCTAACTTTTCTCTTAAAGTGTTATTAACTATATTGCTCTTTGATACGATTTCGTCTAATTTAGAAGTAATATCCTTTAATCTTCTCTCTAGTCCGTTTGGAGCGAGACCTGCTTCTTTATAGACAATACCACCACTATTAGGATCGCCCAATATGAACAAATGTGTATTCTCAACACTTGAATTTAATATCCTTATAAGACGTTCAATATTTTCTATTTGGTTTTCCAGCGAACCCTTTTTTACATCAAATTTTACCTCCCAATCACAACTCGGAGTTTCCATACAAATATCGTTCATCATCGCACCTCTTATTCTATATACTAAATTTTGATATATATCACCGTGTTTTATCGGTTTTTTAATGCCGAATTATTTATGTAGATTAAATTGGCGGAAGGTACAAGACTTGAACTTGTAAGCCGATTGCTCGACTGACGCCTTAGCAGGGCGCTGCGCTACCAATTACGCCAACCTTCCGTATGGCGGAGCAGGTAGGATTCGAACCCACACAGCGTATCCCTACGCCCTATCAGTTTTCAAGACTGCTCTCTTAGCCGTTTGAGTACTGCTCCATTATTGCCGCTGTATTACCCCAACGGCAGGGCAGTGTTCAAGCGCTAAGCTTGAACGTTTCACCAAGCTTGTTGTAAGCCTACTAACTTACAATACTATTTTAACTCATTAAAACAGGTAATATGTCGGAAACTTTTTTATTTTATCAAACCTTTTTTCAATGCCAAACCAACAGCATCTCGGAGAAACTCCTTACGAAATTCATAACAGGTATCTCTATTTACGCCGGTTAATTCTGCAATTATTTTCATCGGCTTCCTTTTTTCATATTTTTGATACATAACTTTACCAGTAAGCTGGTTTTCATGTATCTTATAGGTTTCTGCGACAACTTCAAGCCATAGCTCCGGGTTCATTATTATCGACTGATATGGTCCATATCCAAACGATATCATACGTACTGGCTCAATGTTTTTTAATGCTGCTGTTTCTGTTGGATTACTGATAAAAGCATGACCACCACCGCCAGTATGCCCTTTCCTTGCAGTACGCTGCTCTTTTTCTTCATCAACAACTTTTTGTATTTGCTTACGATCCCAAAAGTACCGCTCTACATGCTTAATATACTGTTCTATTAGCATATCAGTCTCCTTCTAGCTTTGCTTTCTAAATCGCCTAAAATAATTCTTCCAAGGATTTATTCTGTCTTCTGCGAGTTGGTTCAAAATAGCCTTCTCAAACTCTTCGCGTTCATATTCTCGTTCACCCGCAACAATCCAATATTCTTGCACCCATTCTCTCGTACCGTCTGCACTTTCAATCAAATATAAGATACCTTTAGAATCTAGTTTGACACCAAGTACTTTACATTCTCCCTTAGGTACATGCACATTATCCCCTATATTAAACTTGCTCTCTATTGTTAATAACATTTGTATCGCCCTTCTTATCTGATAGATTTATTGTAAAAATACTAAACCTTCTTAAAGCTAATATAAACAAAAACGTTAGTTAATATCCAATGTTCATATACAAATTCAAATATCCATTTTATTAGATCAGGATAATTCATATCTTCACTCCTTAATCATCACATATAGCTTGGCCGCAGTATTTACAATAATGAGCATCATCATCTATCTCACGTCCGCATACAGGACATGCCCAGCCTTTAGGTATTTGTTGTGGAAAAGGACAGTTTGGTATAAAATGCTCTTCGACTACCAAATTTACTTCTTGCGGTATCTGCTTTTGAGCAGCCGTCAATAAAGTTATATAAGCATCCCTTTTCTCATTCATAGGCATTTTCCAGATGATTGGTTTTAATAAAGCTATTGATCTTTCTAACTTTAGTATGTTCATTCGGGTTCACCGTCCATTTTTGCGCCACAGTTCGGGCAGTATTTTTTGACGTCGCAAATAAACTCTAAAACATGATGGCATTCGGAACACTCCACATGCCATGCTTTTTTAGTAAGCCAATGCCCTTGCTTGCGTTCTTCTACTGTAGGGGCTTCGTCTATTAAAAATTGAATAGTAGTGATTGCTGCCATTAAGCTGAAGCGCAACTCTTTTCGCCGACGCAGGGCGTCTGCATCTATTAATCTCATAATCTATTCACCGTCCTAGTTTCAAATCCAGAGGTACACAATTTCTATAAGTAACTTTCACTTTCCCCTGCTGCAACGCCAGCAGTGCTTCTTCGCAGCCTTCTTTAGTACGATAATCATAAATAGTAAAAATTAAATCGTCTTTTCCACGCACACCTCTTTCAAGGTCACAAATAAAGTACCAATAACTGCGTTTCCCATCATTGTCTAATTTTCCATAAATAGGCCTATTGCAAATAATAAACCGTTCATTACGTGCCATAACTTTATATGGCGTTTTCTCTGTACTTACATATACCTTGTCCCCAACTTTTATTTTGCTATAATCCATTACTATTCACCGTCCTCTGGTTCAACCTCTTCCCAGTACCAATCACAAGTCAATTCATTTTTCACTAATACAGCTTGTTTTTCAATTTCTTCTTCTGTTGCATTTTCCTCAACTTCAAATTCATCATATAATTCACAACCAGCAAACCCAGTTTCTACGATAACTTTAATTCTTCTCATTTTTTATCACCGTCCTCAGACACAAATTCAGAAGGTCTACCAAAAGGAGATATGATATCTAAGCCAAGGCATAGACGAGCAAAATTTTTTACGCTTAAATTTTCCCTTTGACAAATACCACAGTGAAAACTGCCTAGGTATTTGCACTCATGGCACCAGCCTATGTATTTGGTTTTAGGCTTTTTCATTATTTACTGCCTTTCTCTTTTCAACTTCGCCTTTTGGCTTCCAAGTTTGCTGTTTTTATACCGCAGCATTTTCACTTCTTTAAGCAGAGCAACTAGCTCCGGCTTAACTATTGGTATATAAGCATTTTCCGGCTCATCTTTTATTAAATTTAGCATTACTTTGACATTAATCATTAACAGCACCGTCCTAAATAATTCTTATTAATGCTTCAACTCTCGGTACTTCTGCATACCACTTATTAACTGTAGCAGCTACTATCTGCTTATCGTCTTTGTACGCTATACCACTAAGGGCGTCTGTAATACACTTGAATATATTATCGGTGTCAGGCTTCTTTGCGGGACGCTCTCCCCCTAAAATAGCCGCCTGTTTAAACTTTTTAGACTTGCTTGTCGGAACACTCATGTAAGCTGTTATCGTGACCGCTAAGGGCAATTCTGTGTATTTCCAGCCTTGGTTTTTTATTTCTTGCTGCGCAATAAGCTTTACATATGCTTTGTAATTCCTGCTTTTTGCCGGATCATATGCTTTAACAAAACCGCCTGCTGTACTAAACCTCGGTCTACCTTGTGCACACGGTTCTCCCGGTATCGTTATCAGTAACTCAGTCAATATTTCCAACTCCTTATATTTAAAAGGCTGCCCCCTGTGGTAAGGCCATTCCACAGGTATACTTCCCTTTTGCGCCACATTGCTTGTATATAGTGCCGAGGCAGTAGCTGAGCAGCCGTTTAAACTAAAATAAATTTATCGGTATATCTGCTTCTGCCGCTTTACAGTATTCAGGGTTAATATCTATGCCTATGTATCGACGTCCATACCGATTTGCCATCCTACAGGTCGTACCACTTCCTGCAAACGGATCAAGTACACAGTCTTTTTCTACCGTGCTCAGTAGTATGCATCTTTTCGCTAGTTCGTCCGGAAATTTAGCGTAATGTATTATTACCTTGCTTCCACCTGTAGCTGTTGCAATATTCCACACATTTCGCATTCTTCTTGTTCCGTTCTCATTGACACTGTTTCCATGACTATTTGCTTCTAATCTGGCGGAATTATCAAAAGTATTTTGGTTCGTATATTTTCCACCACGATAAGTCTTGCGATTCCCTTTATTTCTACGCCTTGATTGCGCGTTGCCCAGATTACCTAAGCTACCTGCTACCGGTTCATTATTAAATCCAACTGCAGGCTCTATCGCAGCGGTGCTGTCGAAAAAATATTTAGGACGTTTAGTAAACATAAAAATCTTTTCTGTAGAAGCCGTCATTCGGTCTCTGACGCTTTCCGGCATTGGATTAGGTTTCGCCCAAACAACTTCATCCCGTACAATCCAGCCGGCATCTTGCATCGCTATAACAAAGCGTTGATGTATTAACATTAAGTTTTTAGCAGGCAAAGAGCTTTTGGCTTTACCACTACCAGCGTAACCGTCAGCAATATTAACCCACAAAGTACCATCATCAGTCAGTACCCGCTTAACTTCGGTAAATACCTCAACCAACCTAATAATATATTCTTGCATTGTCGGCTCTAATCCAAGTTGCCCATGCACACCGTAGTCACGCAAATTAAAATACGGTGGCGACGTCACACAGCAGCGACAGCATTTGGCAGGTAAAGTTCGTAAGACGTCAAGTGCATCGCCGCATATGATTTTATTCATAATTTCCCACACCCTATTCATTGCTTATGCTAATATCTTCCTTTTCTCGTAAAGCCTTGAGTTTACTGACTGTTTCCCGTGCTATTACGGCTCGTTGGTCATCCGACCACATCAAGCAGTTCGGGCAAATACGCACCTCAAATCTACGTCCTCTGGTTATATGGCTACCCGACATCGTGTCCTTATGGCATATATCGCAATTCATGATCTCACCTCAAAACGGTTCTGACTTATTAGTGTTCAGCTTGTCAAAATGTTCTTCGCCTAAAATCTGTAGTTCTGCCATATCTGCAGCAAGGTTATACATTTTTGCGTGCTTATTATTTCCATGTGTATCGGTAACCTTAGCTCTAAATTCGGCAATAGTCCCTAAGAAACAACCACAAGACACTGTTATACCTTTGTCTTTATTTTTGAAAAATGTCGTAAAACTAAATCTACTACCAATGCGACCGATCAATAAATAGTCAGCGTTGTCGCACACCCTAGCGTTGTCGCACACCCTAGCGTCGCCCTACACCCTAGCGTCGCCGTACACCCAAGCGTTGC